CTAAGAATAAACCTATTCAAAGTATTGTAGAACGACAGATTCAACTTGCGGCTTGTCGTTATGTAGATGAAGTTGTAGTTTATCAAACTGAACAAGACTTGATTGACTTGTTATTAATACTACCATTAGATGTTCGTATTTTGGGTACAGAGTATGAGGATAAAAACTTTACCGGACGTAATGAGGGTGCAGGTCGTGGTGTCCAAGTTATATTTAATAAGCGTGACCATAGTTTTAGTAGTTCAAGTCTACGCAAACGTGTAGCAGAAGCGGAGAAAAACAAAAATGCCTAAAAGAATTTTAATCATGGGGTTACCCGGAGCAGGTAAAACTTATCTAGCACAATATGTACTAGAACATTTACAAAACGAGAAGAAAAAAGTGGGTTGGCTTAATGCCGACGATGTACGTAAAAAGTATAATGATTGGGATTTCTCTACAGAAGGCCGTATTCGTCAAAGTCATCGTATGCGTGAACTAGCAGATACAATGACGGAATATGATTATGTTATCTGTGACTTTGTTGCACCATTAGTTGAAATGCGTAACAACTTCAAAGCAGATTGGACTGTTTGGGTTGATACTATTGATAAAGGTCGATTTGAAGATACCAACAAAGCCTTCATCCCACCCGAAGTTTATGATTTTAGAATTACAGAACAGCACGGTGAAAAATGGGGTGAGTTCATTGCCGCTCATGTATACGACAACCGCCGTAGACCAGTGTTTGATTGGCAGAAAGAAACTGTACAGATGTTAGGTCGTTGGCAACCATGGCATCAAGGACATCGTAAGTTGTTTGAACGTGCTATTGCTAAGACAGGACAAGTCGTTATTCAAATTAGAGATTGTCAAGGATGGCAAGGAAGTAATCCTTTTGCTATAGAACAAGTAAAGAATTTTATCAAGCGTGATTTAGATATGTTATATCAAGGTCAGTATGAGATACAAATCGTTCCAAACATTGTGAACATTACATATGGACGTGATGTTGGTTATAAGATTGAGCAAGAAACTTTTGACGAAGCTACTCATAATATTAGTGCTACTAAAATTAGGAAAAATTTAGGATTAGAATGAACGGACATAGAATCTGTATTATTTGTTTACCTAGATCCGGTAGTCAATTATGTGAAATATTATCCGGGGAAAAACATTCAAGTCTACAGTTAGGAGAATATTTTGAAAATTGGAATCGCAGTGAATACATAATTGATGAGTACAATACTATAAGATTAAAGAATTTTGCTAGCATTCCAACAAACTTTCAACTATTTGAAGGATTTGAAGAACGACTTAATTTATTAAAAAATACAAATACAAATCAATCATTAACTCTAAGAATATTTTTGATGGATCAATATAATAAAGATACACTATCTAATATAATAATAGAATTAAAAAATATAGGTTTTGAATTTATCACATTGAAAAGGGATATAAAAGAACAACTATTAAGTTACATGGTTGCCCGCACTTATGTAAAAAATGTATTTGGAATTAATAGTGAAATAAATCAACCGGTATACATTAATCTTATAAAATTAAATAAAGTACTAACTCACATCTATGATAGTCATCTATTATGGGAAAAGAACTTATCTTTGGTATTACACAACATTGAATATCAAAAAGTAAATTATGAATCTATACATGTAGATATGGAAAACATCTACAATACAAAATTCAAATATCAAGGTGAAAAGTCAATTAAAGGTGACCCATTTGATTTAATTATAAATAAAGAAGAGGTTATGGATTTTTTAACAAATCTTTGACTTTACCAATACCGGTCTCTTTGGGCTCATCCCGGTATACAAATTCTGCGTCCTATGCTATAATACAACATAGGAGAACACAATGGCAAACAAAAAATTCTTTTCAACAAAGACATACAGACAAATAGGTCCTGTCGCATATCGTCAATGGCGTGCTGACAGTCATTGTAATTTGATTCATGGCTATGCTATGAGTTTTCACTTTGAATTTGAAGCTGATACATTAGACGCCCGTAACTGGGTAACTGACTTCGGTGGACTACGACCATTAAAAGATAAACTAGAAGAATGGTTTGACCATACTCTATTAGTCGCACAAGATGACCCGATGCGTGAGCATTTGTTAGAATTAGGTCGTTTGAAACTAGCAAAGATTACAGAAGTAGAACGTACTGGATGTGAAGGTATTGCTGACTTCTTGTATGAATACATTAACACAATCTTTTTGCCTAACTGCGGTAGTGAAGAAGCAAAGCGTGTATGGTGCTGTAGAGTAGAGGTCCGTGAGACTGATAGTAATATGGCAGGTCGCGGTGGTCATAGAGAAGATAGAGAGTTTGAATAATGTTGAAAACAGAAATAGTAGATAAGGTAGGACATACCTTAGTAGACATATTTCATAGACTTGCATTGTTTGCTATTGGTGCCGCAACAGTATGGGCAGCCGGTTGGACCTTTGCTGAACTGTTTCAAAAACATCACGCAACAGTCGGTGACTTATTATTAATGTTTATCTATTTGGAAATAGGTGCAATGGTAGGCATTTATTTCAAGACCAATCATATGCCTGTCAGGTTCCTGCTATACATTGCCATAACAGCACTAACACGACATATGGTAGATATAATGAGTCATCAGCCAATCAATGTTGTTGAAATGTTGGCGGTAGCCGGTTCTACCTTTGTTATAGCAATAAGCGTATTAGTTATTAGATATACTAGCTCAAAATATCCTAGTAACAATAAAGATGAGGTGGCTTAATGAACAGTTTAGAAAAAATCTGGGCTAGAGCAACTGGTCATCTGATGGGTAACACCGATGACGATAGGCCTGATGTTCCTATTCTTACATTAAGGGAAGCAAAAATCGCATTGTTCCTAAAAACTTTCTGGGTGGTGCTTCATGTGATAACATGTTGTTTCATTATAGCAAATACAATACATAATTGGTAAAATATGAGTAACATAAAAATTTCAGAACTATTCTATAGTATACAAGGTGAGGGTAGATATATGGGTGTCCCCTCCGTGTTCCTAAGAACATATGGATGCAATTTTACGTGCGGTGGCTTTGGAATGCCTAAAGGAGAAATAAGTAGTGAAAGAGATGTTATTGCAATTAAAGCAGAAGATTATACAGATTATAAATCCTTACCGCTTGTCAGCACGGGATGTGATAGTTACGCATCTTGGGACCCTAGGTTCAAGCATCTTAGTCCTGTGCTCAGTACCGTTTCTATTGTTGACTCTATTCTTACTATCCTTCCTCACAATCGCTGGATGGATGAGCACCTTGTCATCACTGGTGGTGAACCTCTTCTTGGATGGCAAAGAGCGTATCCAGAACTACTTTCAAACGAAAAGATGAGGAGTCTCAAAGAGATTACATTTGAAACTAATGGTACACAAGAACTAAGTCAAGACCTCTCTATGTATTTACAGCAATGGAAGATTAACAGAGAAAAGAATGCATTAACATTTAGTGTTAGTCCTAAACTAAGTATTAGTGGTGAGAAGTGGGAAGAAGCAATTTGTCCTAGTATCATTCGTCAATATGAAAGTATTGGCTTTGTATATTTAAAGTTTGTTATCGCTACTAAAGAGGATGCATTAGAAGCAGATAAAGCTGTACAAGAGTTTCGTACAGGTGGCTTCAGAGGCCCGGTATACTTTATGCCCTGCGGTGGCGTAGAATCATTGTATAACTTGAATGCTAAGAATGTTGCGATTGAAGCAATGAACCGTGGTTATCGCTATAGTGATAGACTACAGGTACCACTCTTTAAAAATGAGTGGGGTACGTAAAATAGTACTATGTTAGATTATCCAATATCCGATGATGTATTTTATAACAATGCATTAGGACGAGGTCTAGGATCAACTCTTAAGTTTGCTTGGTTACCTAAAAGATGTGTGTTAACCGGTAAGTTGATTTGGTTAACATATGGTTATAGGATTACAGCAATGTGGTCAGGTCCAGGTGAGTCTATATTTGAACACAAATGGCACGATAAGAATGCCCATATTATGTGGTTATTAAAAAGGTAAATATATGTATGAATTAAGATATTTTGTCCGAAACGGTTGGGACGGACCAGAAAAAGTGTTACAATATAGAACACAAAGTGAAGTAACAGATTATAGTACAACCACTATTAACGGTAGTTTTACTAAAAAACGTGAATGGACTGAGTGGCAAGATGTACCTACAGTAAAAGATAAATGAAACTATATAACAAACGAATTGCTTTTTTGATTAGTGACCAACACTTTATTCCTCACGGGGGAATAGGTAGTTTTGCTAAAGGCTTCACCGAGATGTGCGGTCGTATTGGTTGGAAAGTTGATATCATTTTAGACAAAGCTCCTACTAATGACTTTAGTGAACTGATTATATCATTGGGTGCTAACATTATCTATCCGGATGAACCACTACGATACAGTGACCATACTGCTACGTTTGCGTTTAGTGATACAATTAACTTTGAGAAGATTATTAACTTCCGTAAAAGTATTCTTAAAGCATTTGAAACAAACGTCTATGATATGATTGTATGTAATACACAGGAAGCAATGACTGCTAGTTATGCCATGACAGTCAATAAGTATATACCTGTTGTATTCTATACTCACTTACATAGTATGATCTTCCGTGAAAGTCAAGGTAGTGATGTATTCTTAGACAGTTATCACCACTTCTATAACAAGCATATGGAGTTTACTGATATCATTATTGGTACACAAAGTCAAAAGAACATTGACGAACTTACTAAGTTTGGCGCAACTAACTGTGCTTTACTACGTATGCCAATGAGTGAGCGTGGATTACTAGAACCATATACAGGATCTCACAAAGGTGTACTATTCATTGGACGTTGGGAAGAAGGTAAAAACCCAGAAGCATATATTCGTGTAATGAAAGAATGTAAATTACCATGTAAGGTAATGACTAATAGTAACGGGGCAAAGAAGTTTGAGAAAGCTTTTGCAGATGCAGGTATTACTGATTATGAAATACGTGCAGGTATTACTGGTCAAGAGAAAGTAGATTTCATTCGTAGTAGTGGCGTATTCTTTATGCCAAGTTTGCGTGAGAACTATCCATTTGCTTTCTTAGAATGTCTAGGTCATATGCCATGTGTCGTATTAGATAATCAAGATTGGTCAGATAACTTTAATAAAAAATACTTTCATAAAGTTAATATTAAAGATGCCGGAAAGACTATTACAGAAATATATTGTTCTACTCAATCAGCAGAAGCATTAGATTATGTATGTGAGTTAGATGATGATGTATCACAAGGTTGGATTAGTTTCTTAGATAACTTTCCCGGTAAACGTAGCAATACAAATTCCGCAAAGATTAATACATATGAAACAGTCAAATACCGTGATTACATTATAGATTTAGATCGTAAGCATTTAGCACGTGAAGATTTTGAAAGTGTGTTGGGAAACAAGTATAAGTTTCTGTCAGTATATTATACAGATGCTGATACTTATTTTAGCAAAGATCCAACATTTAAACCAGTAGAGGAAGAGACAGGCTTAAGTTTGTTTGAAGGATTATGAAAAAGATTTTAATTACAGGTAACTCAGGTTACATTGGTACACATCTAAGTAAGATGTTAATGGATTCATTGAAATATGAAGTTCATGGATTAGATATACGTGAACCTCAATATCCATTGCATAGATTTTATCGTCAAGATATCAATAGACAGTTTACTATTGATGAAGAATTTGATGCAGTCATTCACTTAGCCGCATTGGTCAATGTAGGTGAAAGTGAAAAGATGCCTATTCGTTATTACATTACTAACTTAAACGGCACAATGAATGTAATTAATAAAGTTAAAACAAAAAACTTTATTTTTTCTAGTACTGGTGCCGCACAAGCGTGTGAAAGTGCATATGGTGTTAGTAAACGTGCCGCAGAAGATGTGATACGTGAATATTGTACAGAACATAAACCTACAGATTATACTATCTTTAGATTTTACAATGTAATTGGTACTACAGTTACTAAACCTACTAACCCTGATGGGTTATTCTACAATTTAATTAAAGCACGTGATACTGGTAATTTTACGATATATGGTAATGATTACCCAAACACAAGTGACGGTACGTGTGTGCGAGATTATGTTCACGTAGAAGAAATCTGCCAAGCATTATGTGACGCAATTGAGAAACCTGCCAACAATATTGAATGTTTAGGTCACGGTGTAGGTTATACTGTGCGTGAAATGGCAGAGAAGTTTCAAACTATCAATGAGTGTGACTTTGAAATAATTAAAGGACCCAGAAGAAAAGGTGACATTGAGTACTATGTACTTGAAGATGTGTCACCCTATATGAAGAATCTTTATACAATTGAAGAATTGCTTAAGATTTAGCCTTACGTACAAATTGTTCAGCAATCATTACTAACTCTTGCATTTGCTCTACACTTTCGCAGTTCCATCTACGTAGTGCCTTATTGATTGGGCTATCTGGATCTCTTTTAGTCTTAGCACTTGCTCGGGACTTTTTCATTCCTCCCATTCTTGCACAGAAACTTTTACGACGGTTAGCAGCCTTACTACCCTTTTTCAACTTACTAGGTTTAGTAGTTACAGCAGTCTTTAACTTTGATCCTGGATTCTCTCTACGATATGCTTTAACGGCTTTACTGCTCATGCCGTCAGTTTTGTCCTTCTTGTTAGTCTTTTGCCAGTCTTCCTCAAGTTCTTCATCTTGTGCGGCTGAATAAGCCATATGTACAAAATCTTCTGTGTTTGGATGATTGCCACCTATTATCCAATCCATACCAGCACTATTAGATTGAGGATATATAGTAGCAATTAAACCATTACTAAATTCTAAAACCCATGTATCATCTTCTCCGGGAGGTCCAAATGCAAACTCTAAATCTTCCTTAGATGTTCTTAATGAACCCTTTCCTGTTGTCTTGTGCGCCTTCATTCCGGGATCATCGCTGATATTCATAACTTCAGTTGGATCAAATTTATCCAAATAACGTTTATCGTTTTTTGACCTACCAAACATACCCTCTTCTTCATCTATTCCTTGCTCTTTTTTCTTAGAAATGGCTATAGCAGCCTGTTGAGCTGGGTTAGCGGCTTCATCAATATCATACTTGTCGTATTTGTCTCTAATGGTGTCAAGTTTCTTTTCACCGGCCCCTTCACGGCCTGCTTTGGCTAATGCTTTCATACCATCTTTACCGTATTTTTCATTGCCTTTGGCTGCACGGCTCATGGTTTTTTTATCTGATTCTGATATAAATTCGTTAAATCTCATAGTGGTATCCGTAAATAGTTGACTTTATTGCGTAAACGTGTTACACTGTATCTTATTATTTATCACTTTGGACTATTACTTTGACAAATCAATATATCAAACGCATCGGCTTTGCTTGTAAATGGGCAGAAATCAACAAAAAAGGTGAAATTGTTTCAGCCGAAGGTCTTAATACGGGTGGAACTACACAAGCTTGGGCAAAGCGTAATAATCGTAGTGTAGTAGAAGAAAAGATTATGGATGTTGCTAAACGCAATATTATGAATACTCACGCACTGGTTAAGCGTGTAGCTACATTAGAACCCGAATTGCGTATGGTTCGTCTTACTAGCGATATGCTTAGTTTTTATACTATGGATGGATACAAAGAATTTTGGCAATCAACCGATGTACAAAATAGTTTACAACGATGGTTTGCACCCATTGGTGAAACTGCTAGGGCAAATGATGTTAGACTAAGTTTTCACCCTGACCAATTTGTTGTTTTAGCAAGTGACCGTGAAGAAGTAGTAAATAAGAGTATAGAAGAATTTGAATATCATTGTGACATGGCTCGTTGGATGGGTTATGGTCAACAATTTCAAGATATCAAAATCAATGTACATATCTCTGGTAGAAAAGGTCCTCAGGGTATCAGAGATGTTTATGGTAGACTCAGCCCCGAGGCACGAAACACACTAACACTAGAAAATGAAGAATACACACATGGATTACTTGACTGCTTATCGTTATCTGACCTCGTCCCTACGGTCATGGACATTCACCATCATTGGATTAAAACGGGAGAATATATTCAATCGACTGATGATCGGGTTAAAATGGTTAGGGATAGCTGGCGCGGTGTCAGGCCTACTTTACATTACTCCGTCAGCCGTGAAGATTGTCTTGTTGAACACTCCCGACACGAACGTCCCGCCCATGATGCGTTGATTGAAGCAGGATATAGTAAACAGAAACTTCGGGCACATAGTGATTACTATTGGAACGAAGCGGTGAATGATTGGGCATTGACATTTATTGATAATTTTGATATGATGTGTGAATCGAAGGCAAAGAATCTTGCCAGCTTTAAATTACTAGAAAGATACAAATGTTTGAAAAACTAAAAAACTTATTTAAAAAGCAAGAGGATAAGCCTATTGCTAGGAAAGAGCTTCCTAAGCCTACTCCTAAACAAGCCAAAACTAAAACTGAACTCACAGAAAAAGAAAAAGCAACAGCGGCAGGTGAACCTTATATTGCTATTACTAAGGTAGAAATCAATCCTGAGAATATCAATGATGGTGCATTTGATTTAGATTTTAATGACAAATTTGTATTGAATCTTATCAAAGCAGGTTATAGGCAACGTGAAGATGATACAGATGTGATCATAGTTGATAGGTGGTTTCAGACAGTATGTCGGAACGTAGCATTAGAGATGTATGAGCAACAGGTAGCAGATCCTGAGAATCGTGATGCAAGAGTTATTCGTACAAAAGATTTAGGTAACGGTAGAACAGAGGTAAGCTAATGACAACACTTAAACATATGAAATGCTCTATGCCCAACTGTCACAATACAGTTGGTCAACATAGTAAACAAAAGAATGTTAACAAACAAGTGTGTTCTGCACATCGTAATTCTAGAAAAAATGAAGTAGACAAATGGAAAATGGATGCCGGATGTGCCAATAAGAATGGCAAATATGGTTTCCCTTGTACTGCAAACGAAATCCTAGATCCAGTACAACTTGATATTAATCACGTTGACGGAAACAACGATAACCGTGATGAAAAAAACGTAGAGGTCCTATGTTGCTTATGTCATAGAATGGTTACTTTACGTGAAGAACATCACAAACAACCAAAACAAAGCCGTAGGGCAAAAATTGTAGACACTGGATTGTTTACAGGATTGATTGAAAAATATGACCAAAATATTAGCTATTTAATGGGTTATGAAGTATAATATACATATATTATAATAGGTAATAGGATCCACATGAAGTACGCACTTATTGACACAGCTAATACATTCTTTCGTGCCCGTCACATTGCTTCTCGCAATAGTGATACTTGGGAAAAGATCGGAATGGCACTACATCTTACACTAGCATCGTGTAATCAAATAGTTCGCAAATTTGGCATTGACCATGTTGTGTTCTGTCTTGAGGGCAGAAGCTGGCGTAAGGACTACTACGAGCCATATAAAAAGAATCGTATCGTTGATACACAATCACAAACAGAAGCAGAGGTTGAAGAAAATAAAATGTTCTGGGAAACGTATGAACATTTTACTACATTTTTGCGTGAGAAAACAAACGTAAGCGTATTACGTGATCCTAAAGCAGAAGCAGATGATTTGATTGCACGTTTCGTTCATCTACATCCCGAGGATGAACATTTCATTATTAGTAGCGATACTGATTACATCCAACTGATTACTGAAAGGACCAAACAATATAATGGAATCACTAATCAGTTGATTACACTTGACGGATACTATGATGACAAAGGTCGTATTGTCAAGGATAAGAAAACTAGTGAACCAAAACTGTTAGGTGATCCACAATATATCCTATTCGAGAAATGTATGCGTGGTGATTCAACCGACAATGTGTTTAGTGCATATCCCGGGGTACGTAGTAAAGGTACACAAAAGAAAGCTGGTTTGATGGAAGCGTATGCTGACAGAAAAAAACAAGGTTTTGATTGGAATAATATGATGTTACAACGATGGGCTGATCATAATGGGGTAGAACATCGTGTACGTGATGATTATGAACGTAACCGTGTATTGATTGATTTGACTTGTCAACCAGATGAGATTAAACAATCAGTAGATACAAACATTCGTGAGGGTGTACGTACAACAGTTACCCCTCAAGTTGGTATTCACTTTATGAAATTCTGCGGTAAATATGAACTGACTAAAATTAGTGAACAAACAGACACATATGCAAAATGGTTGAACAGTCCTTATCAAGGGAGTTTAGTATGAAAACAATGTGGACAGTTGAATTACAGGAAGATCCTGTTACCGGCGACTCTATCTTAGAGTTTCCACCGGATATGTTAGAACAAACAGGTTGGGTCGAAGGGGATTCATTAATTTGGGAAGATAATGGAGATGGAAGTTTTATGTTAACTAAGAAAGAAACACAATGGGTTCTTGTAGAATGTATTGGTACCTTTCGTAAGCGTTATATGGTCGAGGTACCTGTAGGTACTGACGATTACGGTAAAGACAAATCATTGTGGGCATTAGACACAGTAACAATGGAAGAGGCCAAAGAGTTCAGCCAAAAGTATTTGGGTGAACAAATTGTAAGCCATCGTGTTGTTACGTATGACGAAGCTATTGCTTTAACTGATAAGGATAATGATTATACTATATCTTGGGATAATGACACAAAAGTTAAAAACTTTTTCACAACATTGGCTGACCAAGAAAAATGACCTTTAGTAAGCCTGACAAAACTATTAAAACAATAAGACAGGATGACCCTGACTTTCATATTCATAATGGATTTCTTATGGCGCCACGTGCTGGATTTGAAATTAGCAACAAATGTCCAAGACAATATAAACTTATGATTATAGAAGCTATAAAGAATGGATGGCTACAACCTATAGCATATATGAAAGAATCTGAATACGTTTGGGAACAACTAGGAGAATAATATGGATGATTATGATTATAACAATTTGAAATCTATTCTAGCAAAGAATCCACAAGAACTATATATTTGGTGGATTGGTTTAGATGAGGATAATAAGAGTTATGCTATGGACCTTATTAAGGTATATCATAATTCCATAAAAGAATATCAATTTGCAGTACTAGATGATATTGAGGATGTATCAATTGCCCGTGACCTATTAAAACAGTTTATGTTATAATGCCAACTTTAGCAGAATATTTCAAAGCAAACCGATATCAGGGTAAATACAATATCGGTGATCGTATTATTGGTAAATGGAATAAGATTCCATTCGTAGGTACTGTGGGTAATGATACATTGATTAATGAGATTGAAGGTCCACGAATTAGTGTTCACTTAGATTTACCGATTAAATATAAAGATAAAATACATCGTGTTATAATTGTTAAACACAAGGATGTAAAATTATTTAAGTAAAGGATAAGTATGGATAATGAAAAGATTAAAAAAATAGCAGAACAGTGCATTACGGACGGAACATTTGATGTGGGCAAATTTACTGAACTTTTAGTAAATGAATGTTTAAGTGTAGTTACTGAAGTGATTAGCCCACACGTGCATACTACCTTTGATTTGGCACAACATCAGGGTAGTATTAATCAAGTAAAACTTGCTATTAAAAATCATTTTGGTATGGAGTAATATAGGCTTGACAAACACATTTAAACATAGTATACTTACACAGAGGAATAATATGACAAAAACATTAATTGCTAAACCTGTAGTTAAAAATCAATTTTGGATTGTAACAGATGGTAAAGAAAAAGTAGGTAACGTATTAGCTGACGGGTCTGGATATGAAGTTAAGCTAAACGGGGCAAAATCTCACTATAAAAATACTACTGCTATTAAGCGTAAAACAAATATTGAATTTGAGGCTGTTAAAAAAGTAGACAAAACAACACACGATTTACCCTTTAAAGTATATCCAACAACTAATAAAGTTTTTAATAGTATATTAGATATCAAGCGAAAATTGCATCTATTTACCACAGATCCAAAAAGCAAGTGTTATCACGCCGCAGGATGGTTCACAATACAACAAGGTAGCGAAAAAGAAGTGATTTTTTGTCCTAAATATATCTTTATTCAGCGTTATCCTTATCAAGGTCCGTATAAATCTGAAGCTGAGGCAAAAAAAGCGATAAATACTTAATGATTAACGTAAAACGATTTATAGATAAAGTATCCGCAATGGAGAGCCGACAGGGAAAAGATGTTGTAATCCCTATAGGTGAGGCTCGTGGATTACGTGATGAATTAAGTAAATTAATTACAGATAACTATGAATTGTTGCAGAACAAGGCGTCAGTAGA